GTAAAAGAATAAGCATCAATTGCTGAAGCATTACCAGCAGTAATTGCAGCAGGAACTTTAGGAGTTACTGCTGAGCCATCAATTTGAATAACATTTGGATAGTAAGCGGTTGCTCCATTTGTGTTTAGCCAAACTAAAGTGATCGCATCACCTACTGCTAAAACACTACTTAAGGTAGCACCACTTGAATATCTAAAGTTTAAAGTATGGTTAGCAGAGGCGTTTGAAGTGTAATACCAAACAGAGGCGGTAGATACATCAAAGTTAATGGTTCCAGTAGCGGCTGAGGCAACAACATTTACATCCTCCTCAAAGCCTTTAATTACTAAATCTGATTGACTACTTGCAATATTTAAGGTAACAGTTCCTGAAGTTCCGCCACCTGATAAACCAGTTCCAGCGGTTACGCCTTCAATATCACCAGAGGCTGGTGTTGCAAATTGGAAAAAGATAGCAGCACTAGCGCTAGTAAAATATAACTTACCGCCCTGATTTTGTGCTAAAACTAATGAACCTGATGTGGTAACTGTTGCAGTACCTGCTGTTATTGTACAAACTCCAGCGCCAAGATTTTGGACAAATACAACATCACCTGCTGCAAATAAACTAGTATTTACAGTTATTGTGGTTGAACCTGCTGCATTCATTGCAACAGTTGTACCTGCATCTGCTGCTACTAAAACATAACTAGTAGTTTTTGCAGTTGCTGATCCACCGCCCATTGCCGTCTGTTGCAGGCTAGTCATTTGGGCTGCTGTAAGTACCTGCCCAGTGGTGAAGGTTTGTTTTGCCATTATTGCTCCTTAGTTAATAACTCAGAATACCAGAACCCAAGCGGCCTTGATCGGTGGTGCTATCAAGGATAAACGCCTGAATTAGAGGTTCTGCGGTTAGTATTTTTGTATTGAACATTGTGTTAGTTATATCGTGCTGAACGCCTTGCACAAATAGTTCCTTGGTAATAGTTGATCCACCTGGAACAGTTTTTGTAACATTAACCAAATCAAATATCTCAAGACTTAACCCAGCCACAATTTTGGTAGGTGCTGAGGAATCTAGGAGATTTATAGTCATTGAATCGATGCGATCAGTTGTATCTTTTCGAGCCACCAAGAGAGTTTGAGCCTGATCCAAAGCCTCAGCATCGGTTTGAACCAGGATTCCATCCCTTTTACCTGAATGCAGGAAGTAGGTATCGATGGAGGTTTGGTCAAATACATTTTGAGATGTTCCGTTAAGCCTAGTAACAGTTACATCATTAACTAGCAAGGTATCATCGTTGGCAAACTCAATCTGCTGATAGCCAATACCTGTTCCATTATCTGCAAAAACTATTGGTGTTTCATCTGCCTTTTTACTAATAGTATCTCTTGAGTAGAAGGTTGCATTACCCTCGGCATCGATAAAGAAACCACCGAACTCTGAGGATTCAACCAATTGAACGGCAGTAAGCAAATCTCTATTAGCAGTACCAGGATCAGCCTGCATGGTGCTATTTCCAGCATCTATATCTCTTTGAGATGAAGGCCAACTTACAACATCAAGCAAGGTATTGATTCTTGCTCCAGATAATTGAGGTGAGCCAGCGCCAGCAACTGTACTGATTCCAATGTTATTTAATAATCTGAAACCATCAACACATTGCAAGGTAATTCTAGAGGTATCCTCAACGCCTAATCCGTATGTACTGTTATAGGTTGTAATGTAACCTGAGTAAAGATAATAGCGCTGGCTACCACTGCCATCATCATAATCTGCCCAGATGCGAATCTTGCGAAGTGGTAATAACTTTCCATAATAAGGAGATGAAACATTTGCTGGCGACCAATCGCCATTATTATCTGCCAAAACTACAATTGCAGAACCTGCTTCAAACTTATTAAGAATGCGGTTTCTACCTCTACGAATACTTACCTGTAATGCAATATCTGAAACATCAACAACATCGCCAGGAGCATCTGCCAAAATACCAGTTCCAAGTGGAGTAGTCGGATCATCCAAAAGAAGTGGGTTGCCAAAGGCAGGGCCATTTGCAAAGTCAATTGAAACGCCAAGATGAGGAGTACCTGGCATTACAGATCCAAAACTCTAGCGTTAATTGATCGGCCAGATGTTTGACCAGCCAAGATTCCGTTTCTAACTGTTTCATTTAAATCAGAACTTGTTACAACGCTACCAGCATTATTAACAGTTACTGAAATTCCTGCTCGCTCACCTGCTCGATAATCTTGATAACCAGGTAACGAACTTTGAGTAATTCCAGTTGGAGTAGAAAGGGGAGTATCAGGAATTTTATTAGTTGCAGCAACCTTTGCCGCTAATTGTTCAGCAATAGTTTTAACTCTTTCAACACCTGCTTTAGCCTCTGCTGCTGCTGCGGCTAATGAAGGTGAAATTGGAGTTGCTGGCACATTTTGAGGTGCAACGAAGGCACCCTTGCCAACTGCCAATAGATAGGCATTTAACTCAGTAAGAGCCTTTTTCCAACCATCGGCTGCGGCTAATCCTGCTGCATCCCAGCCTTTGCCAAGTTCAACATTGCCAGTAACTGAGCCAATGTATTTTACAACTTCATAATTGGTTGCATTCCACTTTTTAGCAAGTAGATTAACTTCCTCTTGGCTAATCTTATTATCTGAGATAACCATCAAAATATCGGCGTAGCGTTGAGCAGCGATATTCATGCGATTAGTTGCCTCATAATTTGCAAGCAATTGATCGTACATTGCTTTCTGAGCAAGATTTTGTTCTTTAACTAAATTTAATCTAACTGCCTCAAGTTGAATAGGATCAGTTTCAGATGTTGGAGTAACACCCATTGCCTTTAATTTATTTAAGGCTTGTTGAGTTAGAATCTGCTTCTTTTGTGCCTCAGTTAATTTTTGAGTATTACCTATTATCTTGCCTGTATTAACTGCAATCTTATTAGTTGAATTAACAACTGGTGGGCCATAAACATTACCCCAACTAGCACCAAGAGAATCTGCTGCTTTTTCAGTTTTAGTTAATTGCTTATAGGAAACTAAAGCGGCAGTTGTAAATACACCTATTGCTGCGGCGGCGGCAAGTGCTGAGGCTCCACCTGTTGCAAAAGCGGTAGCAGTACCTGCTGCGGTGGCTGCTGCTGCCTGGCGCCCGAAGGCTGCGGTTAATATATTGATTGCGCCACTTAAAGCAACTACACCAGCATAAACCTTTGCTGCTGCAAATGTACTTACTAATAACGCTCCAAGAACTTTAATAGTTCCAAGATTGCGCTGAATATAATCAAAAAGATTAAATACCTGAGTAATTAATTCAGGAATTTGAGTTAAAATAACTGTTAATCCAGCAGCCAACTCATCTTTATTAGCATTAATCCAAGCCTCTAATTGAGGTAAAACTGTCGTTGAAATTGTTTCTGCAAATTGCTCAACAACTGGTAAAAGGGCATAACCCAAAGTTTCAAGAACTTCGCCGTAGGCAATGTTCAAACCTTTTAATCTAAACTCTAAAGTTTTAGCACGAACATTTGCCTGATCTTTAAAAGTATCGTTTAGGCTTTGTAAGGCAGCATCTAAGTTGCCTGATTTAATTATATTTTTATCAAGTGGAACACCTAAGCGAGTTAATGCGCCGAGGTTGCCTCCTACTGCCTTGCTCAATGCTAAGGAAACCGAGGCTAAATCTTTACCTGTTCCAGCCGAAATATTTAATGCCAAACCAAGAAGGCTTTGAGCAGATGCTAAATCGCCAGTTGCTCTGGTCAGTGTAGCCAGCGCTGGCCTCAACTCATCATCGGCAACATTAACTTCTTTTTGTAATAAAGTTATGTATTGCTCAGTGCTAGCAATAGTTGCATCTGTTGCGTTTGTAGTATTTCTTAAAGTAGATGCAAGCAGTGCCTGGCTCTTTTGATCCTCCATTGCAGCACGAACTGCATCCGTTCCAACCTTAACGGCGAATGCGCCAACGGCAGCACCTGCGGCTGCAAAGGCAATTGCACTTTTCTTGGCAAAAGCATCGAATTGCTTTCCAAGTTTTGTAATATCTTTTTGAGCCTGCTTTGAGCCTTTGGCAGAATACTGGGTAATAATCCGAGCAATAATTGCGCCAGTTGCCACTTTAACTCCTACTGTTTAAATTAGTTTGTAATGTTTTTTTAGCAGTTTCTAATGCGTCTGCAACACGCTTTTGAATTGCCTCTTTATCTTTATCAACAACTGCCCAAACAAGGCGTGAGGCTTTTCCAAATGAATTGCTTAAATATCTAACAAATTGATTTTTTGAAGCCGAGGCTCTACGCCCTGCAACTTCAAAGATTGCGCCAGCAGCATCTTTATTTATTAATGCACCTGCGCTGGTAGTGTAATCGCCACGAACCTTACCTTGCGATCTGCTCTTTACGATACCTGCTTGGATATTATTTACATCCCAGGCTGGCCAACCTGCGCCACCTCTAGTTCTAGGATTGGTGGCTGGAGTTTTACGCCAGCCACGCATTGGTGTTCCGTAAACAGGATTAGTAAATTGAACTACTAAATTATCTGCTTTTTGTTCAGCCCTGTTTAATTCATCATTAATTACTTTATTGAATTTTCTGGCCGCCGCTTTATCAAATTCTTTTAACGCATCAATCGTTTCTTTGATGCCTGTTAAAACAATAATATCATCGGCCATATTTATCTGCCCTTTGCTCTTTCCTTTAGATAAGCGAACATTGCTTCCAAAACGCCATCTGGAGCATCTATCAAATCAATCGGAGAGATGCCTAACTCCACCGAGGCCGTTGCAATTGCAAAGGTTAGGCTATCTCGGTGGATTCTGAATTTGGGTCAGAAATCATTTCCACTGATTCAAGTGTATCTAAGAACTCAGGGCCAAAAGGTTTTACAACTCGGCCATTATCTTTTAAAGATTGCCAGGCAAGGTAGTAGATATGCTCCATTTTTTGATCCTCTGCAAATAACTTTGCCAGGCCCTTGCCGAATTTTTGTTCAAAAGCAACGATGGTGCGAGGTCGCAGTGAAAATACGCTATCAACACCATCGTTAGTTTTGATCTTTAGTGATAATCCATCCATTTTATTTCCCCCTTGTTAGGTTATGAAGTTGCTTTTGTTATTGCACCTGATATTGGCCAGGTAACACTTGCAGTTGATAGTTCACCAACGGCACCAGATAGAGGCTGCCATTCTGAAACTAATGCGTTGAAACTGTATTGCGGATTGGTTGTAGTAGTTGATCCTGCCACTGGCTTTATTACCATTGCAACAGATGTTCCAATTGTAGGGTAAACCAATGATTCAAGAGCGCCAGATGCAAAATCCTGGAAAAATTCTACTGTTACTTGATTATCTGCTAATCCTGCAACACGCTGCCTTGATGTACTTCCAAATGAAGTTGTATCTACAACATCAAGCGATGTACTTAAAGAGATTGAACTTACATAACTTGAAATATCTGTACTTGCAAAAGTAACAGATGCGTTAGTTAGTACGATTCTTGCCATTATGCTACCGCCTTTGTTATTGCTCCTGAGATTGGCCAAGTAACACTTGCAGTAGCCAATTCACCAACTGCGCCTGAAAGTGGTTGCCATTCTGAAACTAATGCAGTGAAGGTATAGGAAGGGTTTGTTGCACCTGCTGCGGATGATGTTGGAGTAACTACAATTGTTGTTGTAGTTCCTATTAATGGGTAAATTGTTTGCTCAACATTTGATGTTGCAAAATCTTGATGAAATTCTAGAGTTACAGAGTTATCTTGCAAACCAGCAACTCTTGTTCGTGCTGCGGTTGATGAAAACCCAGTGGTTTCAACAACATCTGCACTGGTACTTAAACTAATGCTTGCGATATGATCTGATAAATTTACTGAATTTATCGTAACCTTCGCATCGGTTAATACGATTCTTGCCATTATTTTTCGGCTCCTTCTTGGATTGCTGGCTTGGTTGTTCCCCCACTTGCCTTAATGTGGTTACCTAAAATCAATGCTTCGATGTTGGCTCCTGCATTAAGCAATTCTTTTTCAGTGATTGAATCACCTTTTACTTTGTTGCAAACCTCTAATTCTGAGGTAATGATGTAAGACATTTTTTCTCCTTAACCCCAAATTGTGAGGCGGTATCTGTAAGATAGAAATAAAGCGCCACCTGATTCATAAGTGCCACCTTCGGCGCTAATAACTCTAAGTGTATTTACTGCGCCACCTAAAGTTTTATCACCTTCAATTGCTGCCTTGATTGAACCAGAACCAGAACCTGCTAGAAAAGCATCTAACTTATCTTGGGCAACTCTTTCTGATAGGCGTTGAACAATCACCAACACATCACAATTTGCT